CCTCCAAAGTCTATGAAAACCTTTTTTATTAGTCTTTTATCAGCTGTTTATTTGAATGGCGAAGTAAATGGTTATAGTGGCGAGATGAAAGGTTACCGAAATGGGAAATCATTAATTCACTTCGATACAGAACAAGGAGAGTTTCACGCTTCAAAAGTGTTCCGCAGACCTTTGGAAATGATTGGAGAAACGCAAGACAATTATCACACTTTAGCCTTGCGACAATTTGCACCAAAAGACAGGTTAGAATTTATCGAATGGTATCTAGAGGAAAAGGTTGATGAGGTTGGTCTAGTTGTTATTGACGGAATTGCTGACTTATGTAACGATGTAAACAACATAGAAGAATCTAACAAAGTAGTTCAGAAAGTAATGGAATGGACAGCAAGATTCAAATGTCATATGATTCTAGTAATACATTCAAACTTTGGAAGCGACAAGCCAACAGGACATTTAGGTAGCTTTTTAGAGAAGAAAACAGAAACACAAATACAACTAGAAAAAAACACAAAGCACGACAATATGGTAACGGTTACCTGTAAACGCAGCAGAAACTACGCTTTTGATAAGTTCAGTTTTGAAGTAGATAAGTACGGGTTGCCAAGTATTGTAGGAGATTTGTACGACCCTTTAGAGGGGTTTTAAAAAATAACTTGCATTCAATGAATTTTTTTTGTATATTAGGCTTATGACACAATACAATAATCTTTGGCTCAATGAGATAGCTAAAAAGCACAAGCAATGGCTTGCCACCGTTAAAGGAATAGGTGGAGATATGTACGCAGAGGATATCGTTCAAGAGATGTACATAAAGCTGTACAAACTAGCTGAAAAGAGAGGAAGCCACGATTTTCTTTTCGATAACGGAAAGCTGCAAAACGGATATGTATTTTTTACTTTGCGAAGTATTTTATACTCTTATCTTGGACAAAAGAACAAACACAGAAAAAGTCCCATTGAGTGGCTTATAAACAACCTAGACAAGGACAAAGAAAACAATCCTGTAACATACGGAGAACTAGCTGACGATAGTTATATCTATGACGAACAAGGTTCTTCTGATAAGCTAGAAGCAGAGGAAAGGTTTTTGCAAAAGGTCGATTTAGAATCTTTGAATTGGGAACAATACGACAGGGACATTTTTAAAATCTACAAAGACACGGGAATGAGTTTCCGAACTATGTCAAAGTACACAGACATAAGCCACACAAACATATACCATACAGTCAAGCATTGCAAAGAAAGACTAAAAGATGCTTTGCGAGAAGATTGGGAGGATTTAAATAACGAAGATTACGAACTATTATGATGACTCTACACGTACCCGAAGAAATAAAAACATCTGTTTGGAATTTTGTTTCTAATAACAACATAGGACAAAGAAGCAAAGCGAATGGAAACAAAGTTCAGCAGTACGTTGGTTTGTTGGGGGAGGTTGTTGTAAAAAAATATTTAGGAGTTGATTATGAATTAAAATCGGGATTTGATGGTGGATTTGATTTAAACTATAAAGGTTTAAAAATAGACGTTAAAACAATGGGGAGAACCGTAGAGCCAAGAGAGAATTATGTAAATAACTTCATAGCGTATCAAGAAAAATTTGATTGTGATGCTTATGTTTTTTGTTCTTTAAACAAAACAAACTACAATTTGACTGTTTGCGGTTGGGTAACAAAGAAACAACTTCAAGAACGCTCTAAAATATACAAAGAAGGAACGGAACGAACAAGAGCCGATGGCAGTGTTTTTAAACTAAAAGCACCCACATATGAAATAAAAAATAATCAATTAAACAATATAGAGGATTTATGAAACCAAAAAAGAAAACAGTACAGGAACGTTTAAAGAGTTTAGAAGCGGTAGTATTTCAGCTATACACGACTAACCAAATGATGCAAAAAGAAATCAAGATTTTGCAGGATAAAATTAACGAGGACAAGACAGAAGATTTAAATTATTTGTAAAATGGAAGAACCAAAAGACAAAAGAACCAAAGCCTACAAAGAGTGGAAGGCGAACCAAGAAAAAGAATCCAAAGGTCTTGGAGACACTATTGCAAAGATAACCAAAGCCACAGGAATAGACAAAGCTGTTAAATTCATAGCGGGAGAGGATTGCGGTTGTGATGAGCGCAAGGAGATTTTAAATAAAATGTTTCCTTACAGACGACCAAACTGCTTGACAGAAACGGAACACACAACGCTAACAGAGTTCTTCAAAAGAAATCCCACACAGGTTTCAAAGTCTGACCAACTTACACTTTTAAAAATAAGCAATAGAGTTTTTAACGAGAGAAAACAACCTTCAAGTTGTGGGTCTTGTGTTCGTGGAATGGTTCAAAGATTGAAGAGATTATTCAACGAATATGGAGTTTAGTAGCGATTTTAAATATGATTTAAAAGTTGGACAAGTTGCAGAGAAAGAACTTGCATCTGTATTTCAAGACAAAAAGATTGAAGTAAAAACAGATTTACAAGCACACAAGACGGGCAACGTTTATGTTGAATATTTTAGCAGAGGAAAGCCAAGCGGAATATCTACAAGTGAATCGGACTTTTACTGCTTTGCTCTTGGTTCTGTTTTTGTTTTAATAGAATCAAAAGAACTAAAAGAAAAATGCAGAAAATATCTAAACACATCAAGAGATAAAAAAGGAGGCGATAACAACACAAGTAAGGGCATACTTCTGCCTGTTGTAGAACTAATAAACCAATAAGATGAAAGATTTTAGACCAAGACTTCGAGGAAACAAACTCAAAGCATTTGAAAACATCACAAAGAAAGAAACAAGGGTTTTAGTGATTGGAGACCTTCACGAGCCATTCTCGTTAGATGAATACCTAAACCATTGTGCAGAGGTTTATGCAAAGTATAACTGTAATAGGGTTGTATTTATTGGAGATGTTATTGATTCGCATTATTCAAGTTACCACGAGTCAGACCCTGATGGTATGGGTGCAGGAGAAGAGTTAGAGTTCGCTATCGACAGATTAAGTCGTTGGTACAAGATGTTTCCAAACGCTGATGTACTTATCGGAAACCACGATAGAATTATTTCAAGGAAAGCATTCACAGCGGGAGTTCCAAAGGCTTGGATAAAGTCATTCAATGAAGTGCTACAAGTACCTAATTGGAACTTTGTGGATAGGTTGGTAATCGATGAGGTTCAGTACATTCACGGAGAAGCGGGAACTGCGAGAACTAAAGCGAAAGCTGATATGATGAATACAGTACAAGGACACCTCCACACGCAATGTTACACTGAATTTTTCGTAGGTGCTAACTTTAAAGTATTCGCAACGCAAGTAGGTTGTGGTATCGACTTTGACAAATACGCTTTTGCTTATGCTAAAAGAGGAAAGAAGCCTGCGATAGGTTGCGCTGTTGTAATGGGTGGGAAAACTGTTGTGAATGAATTAATGGATTTATAAAAATGAAGGGGATTGTAAAAAATTCCCTTTTTATTTTTTTTATTTAAAAAACATTTATATATTTGCAAGTATAAAACTAAAAACTATGACTATACTATTTGACGCTGATAGTTTACTTTGGAGTAGTTGCTACAAAGAAAAAGAGAGTCCCGATGATTCTCCTTTCAACGATAACCTTGAAGAAGTTATTTTTAAGTTTGACGAGGTATTTATGTCTATTGTAAACAAGTTAGAGGAAACTTACGAGATTGACAAGGTTGTCACTTTCTGTGGTTCTAAAGGTAATTTCAGAAAGATGCTGACACCGACATACAAAGCTAACAGAAAGAAGGCAAATATACCACCTCTATTAAACGAACTAACGAAATACGTTCAAGAGTCTTACGATGCTATTTACAGAGCGGGATATGAAACCGATGACCTTGTAGCTTCTATGTGGGCAAAGGATAAAGATAATAGTATTATTGTCTCTATTGATAAAGATTATTTGCAGTTCCCTGCGACTATTTACAACTATCACTACAACCACCAAAGCATAAGAGTACAAACAGAACAGGAAGCGTTGTATTTCTTTTATGAGCAAATGATTGTAGGAGATACTGCTGACAACGTAAACTTTTGTAAAGGCTACGGGAAAGCATACTGCAAGAAAGCGTTTAAAGAATGTACAACAGCTTACCAATTCAGAAGAAAAGTATTTGAACTATTCAAAAAGATATACAAAAGCAAAGCAAGAGAGAAGTACATACTTTGCTACAACTTACTAAAATTAAGAACAAACGCATTATGACAGAAGAAGAAAAAAGAGAGTTTATTTGGTACGCATACAGAGATACGCATCAATTATACAAGGAGGGAATGGAAGTAGAACAATTAGAGGAAGTTCTTTTGTTATATGAAGAAGAAGAACTATATTTGCATTGTGCAGGAATCAAAGAAGCAATAGACGACATAAAACAATCACAAGTTAAAATCAAATAATAACAATTAAAAACTAAAAGAATGGAAAGCGTAATCGAAGAAAAAAAACTGACAGAGTTAGAGGTTTGGAACATCGTACAAGAATGGTACACTAACGGAATGTACGGGGACATCTTACAAGATGAAGATGGCAACGACTTGGAAGAAATTTGCGGAATGCACACAAACAGATAAAAACTAAAAGAATGGGACTATTAAAAAACAGAGTAACATTACAGGTAATCAAAGAAGAAATAGAGGACTATTTCAAAATAGAACTAGACAGCAAAGCAAGAAGAAGGGAACTGACTTACCCTAGAAGCATTTACTATATGCTAGCTAGAAGGCACACAACGCACTCTTTGAACGAGATAGGCAAGTCGATAGGAAAGAACCACGCAACTGTCTTAAATAGCTTAAATAAGACCTTCGGAGAACTAGATTATGAACCTTACTATAATTC